ATACTTCTGCTCAGCCACCGACTCACGACGTGTGTCTCGGATGTCCATACCACCTGCTCTCATCAGAGAGCTGAGGGCATTAGACTCACCTTGCAGTGCCTGGAGTGCCTCACTACTAAAGATCGGTAGTGACTGCCTGACGTTGTACCCGAATAGGGCCACGATGGAGCTGAGGCCTTCCATTCCTTCTGGCTCCTCAGAGAATTGATTAGGCTGGGTGAATGCTCCACCCTGTTCAATCATCTCAGGCACCGTGTTGAACCGGGCACCCTTCCAGTCGGTTCCAGTCATCAGTGTGTCAACGATCCGTACGGCAGGGGACTGCTTATGCTTGATCAAAGACTTGGGTACAATAAACCCTGTCTCTGTAAACTCACCAAGCTTAAGTATATCCTTGAAGTGTCCGACAACAGATAGCAGTGCACGTTTTTCCGGATCTTCCATACCAAACTTCCGGTAGATCGGGTTCATATTAACGGACAGCCACTTACCCTTATGCCAGTTCTTCCAAGACAACTGCTCATCGATCATTGCTCTCCAGTCCTGCCAGTCGTCGTCGTCACCAAACAGAGTGAGTACGGCAACGTTAGCCAGGGCTGAACTTATCATACCACGGATTACTATCCCTTTCCAGAACTTACGATAAACCTTTTCCATTCCCTTCGGTGCTGGGTTATCATCTATTATCTTGTTGAACACCTTGTTGAATCCTGGTATCATACCAAAGACAGTTCTCCAGTTCGACTCTGTCCAGTCAGGAGCAAGAGAGAACAGCTGGGCAACCCGTTGAAGATCAGGGTTCCTACCCATCCTGCTTAGGTGAAGACCACCGAAGTCAGCATTAATAAGACGTGCCACCTTCTGTGCTTCGATCTGCATTTCTGCCTCAGTCAGGCCACGGAAATCCCCACTCTTTTTAAGAGCCTTCTCTTTCTTCTTTATGGCAATGGTCAACTCAATGGCAGCAGACTCAGCCTTGAGGCCTGCAAACAACTGACCAAACAATCCAGTAGTCATCTGTCGTCTCCACCTTCGAGCACCCTGCCAACCGGCCAGTGCCATTTGAGCACCGGGTGTCTTTCGTTTTTCAATCCACTCCTCAACGAAGCTGTCCATAATAGCTGCTTCGTCCCAGTCCTGTGTCCTACCTAAGGTCAATCCCTCACGTACAAGGAAGTCAACCATTGGACCAAGGTGTTTATAGTTGGGGTCCGTAAACCCTTCCTTCTTATCAATCCTTGCAAGGCCACGTCTGTAAGCCTTAATCGGATTGAGCTTCACACCCTTGTCAACACCAATCACGTACGATCTCATACCAGCAAGGTGATGGTACATAGACACTGACAGGATTGTACTTTTGATTATAGCATTAAGCTTTCTGACACCCCTGACTATTGGTATCTCCCAAAACTTATGTGCTGCCCTGTCACCAATCTTGTTTACAACCTTGGCTAAATCAGGTCTGGCAAAGACCTTGTATCCAGGCCGGGCAAAGCCCCGGTCTGTTAACTGAACATAACCTTCCGGTGGGTGGAACCCTTCCTCAATCTCGACCACGACTCCGTCACCGGTGTCGTTTACAAGTGAGTCCATGTACTCCACAAACCTACGGTTGGCAAAGGTATAACCTATCTCTGTGCCATAGGCCTGCAGGTTGGCAAGCACACCATCAGTACGTAAGGTCATGCCTGCTTCCCACCCATCTATGATACTATCAAAGGATCTCTGCTTCCCCGAGTCAGGGGTCAACTTAAATCCAGTGGTAGCTCCTCCACTCCAACTGACCATTGCATCTCTCAATTTCTTGGGCATGTTCCACATACGTTTGACGTAGTTGTCAACGTGGGAGTCAATGATATTATGCTCCTGGGCAAATTGAAAGAAGTCCTCGTAGTATGGACGGACGTTGTTGTCCACCCACTCTACCTCTTCCTCACTAAGGTTCAGCATCCGTTCCACTATGTCCAACTTCTGGGACTCTCCTGCTGTCAGAGTCTTTGCCTTATGCTTAGCAATAAGCTTATTGGCAAAGGCCTCAGCCTTTGATCTGTTGTCACCGGACCCACTGTCTATGTACAGGTTCATTGCTTTCTGCAACAGCTCTGTGCTAATGGTGTTCATAAGCCTGCCTGATCCCACAAGTAATCTACGTGTGACACGGGCCTTCCTACCACCAAACTTATCAAGGAACTCTTGCTCAAGCTGTGCTGTGAACCTATCTATATTCAGGGCACTTTGATCTCTCCAGTTGTGGATCTTACCGGTTGTTGATAGACTGTCGTTTGCTGTTTTCAAGAACTCAGCATCTTGGTCTACCGTACTCATGTCGGCTATCTGATCAAGGTTAGCCCGGGCATCCTTTGAGAAACGTACCACTCTCGTGTAGTTTCCAGAGAAGCCCGACAGGTTATCCCTAACCGAATTGAACTTAACCTTACCCTTGGCATCAGTGTACAGCTTTAGAGCACGGTCAGACAACTTCATGTTCAAGCCATCATCCACCGTCTCAAAACCGAACACCTTCTGGTACCAATCAGCATACTCTTGTGTTTGTGCAGTGACCTCCCGGCCACCGGCCACGATAGCTGTAATCATCTTGGCCGTACTTGCATTGTCCACCCCAGGTTTTAGAACTTTGATAACACCCTTCGTGCTGACCGGGTACTTACCGACTACGTCTTTGCTTACCTGGTTTATGAGTTTCTTCTGCAGAGGACTAATTGGTGCCAACGGTATACTGGCTATTCCAATAGCCTCAGACAGTGGACCCTTATTCATGTCGGGGACCAGGTTGTTCAGCCATTGGATTGGTGTCTTGCCACCCAACGACGGTGACGGTTTGTTCAGCCCGGTTTGGTATGAAGCAACCATTGCAATAGGTTTACCGGTCTGTTTTGCATTTATGTTTACCCAAAGGGCAGCTTGCATTTCACGTGGTGTCCATGTGGTGTCCGTCTTAGCAGACATCTGTGCTGCAAGACTGGTCAGCTTCTCACGTAACCCGGTGATCTGGGGTACACTAAAGATCTCAGCCTGCTTGTTAGCTGTTGCAGGGTCACCGTAAAATAAACGGTACATCCACATGTCACCAACAGTAGCCATGGGGTCACCCAGTAGTGCCCGGCCAAACTCTGTGACCTTAAAGTTCTTGGACTCAAGATCGGCCAGCATATCCTTAGGTGTCTTCCAGTTGTTATCGATCCGTGCCTGCAATCTGTTCGGAAACAAAGCACCTGGCCTGTCAGTGAGTCCCAACATATAAGCATAGGACTTTGTGGCAAACAGTACGTTCGTCTCCACATCAGCCTGTGGGCTTGTGACAGCCAGCAGGACATTGAACAGGTCAGCATCGGGACCAAAGTTTTCAGATATGGTCTCCACGTGCTGTGAATACCAATCCTTTAATGCAGGTGAAGCATCCAAAGTCTCTTGTGCCCACTTGAGATAGGTCTCATCTGTCTCCATGAACGTAGGCATAGTTTCTCCTGGGAGGGATTTAACCTTGGGTGCACGTTTAGCCAGTGCCTTATCCAACATCTCACCAAACTTGTTGGTGCCCGTGAAGACGTTCTCACGTGCCACAGAGAGCATACCCATTATGTCCTTGTCTGACAGGACAAGGGAGTGCCCCTTTCCTTCCTTTGATATCTGATCAACAAATTTAGCAGGCAACCATGTCTTGAGAAAGGCCTTAAATCTTGTGATCAATCCTCTCTTAGTGACAGGCTTCATCGACTCAGCTTTACGGGCTATAACTTCCTCAGCCATTAGCCGTCTCTCAGCCTGGTTGTATGTCATGTCACCATTCTTGTTGAGCTTACCCAGCTTGTGGATCTCAGCCATCTTGAACAGGTTCTCAGCTTCCTTAATACTGAACAGGGTGTAGGCCTGGTCCAAGAATCGATTGAACAGAGCTGTGTTCTTACCAAAGACATTACGTAACCCCTGGTGTGCCACCTGCTCATGCATCCAAATAGAAATGAACTGGTCCCGTGAATCAAACCTGTCGGCTATCATCACCATGTCACCGGCCGTGGTCCATATGGCATTGATATTATCCTCAAGTTCAAACCCAAGGATCTTCTCAGCCTCAGCCTTATCGGCTGCAACTGTGACTGGCAGGGAGTTGAGTGCCATTGCACCAATATCATCTGCCCAGACTTTGACCGTTTCCTTGTCTACATTCTCACCAAAGTCGAATGATGCAATGTCACCCGTACTAAACAGAGCTTCACCAGTGAACTGTGTATTAAAAATAGATTTTATTTGATTGGGTTTAAAGGCTATCCATGAGTCCTCAGCCTCAGGGTGCTTTTTTGTAAATGCTGAATCGGACAACTCGTTGTCGTCTGATATTGAATCACTGGGATCACCAATCCCCTCTCTCCTATTAAGGTAGACAACTCCATCGTAACCCTTACTTAATAAAATATTTCTAACTTCACTGTGAATTTTTTTATGATCCACTCCACTTAATTCATCTTCATCTAAACGATCAAACTCTGACTCAGTTAATACCCCCTTGTTTCTTAGTTGGTCAATGTATGCATTTGGGGAAAAGTGACCCCAGTCCTTCAACCTAATAGGGTTCTTAATTTTAAGATAGACAGGTAGCATTCGTTCCCCTGCCATCCTTTTTCCACCACGATTTAAATCAGCCTGATTTGCAGTACCAAAGTGACTACCAAAATCACTACCCTGTATGTCAAACTGTTTAAAATCAGCACTGGTACCATGGTAAACTACCAAGGGTTCTCCAGCTTTATCTGTAACCTTGGAACCTTCGAACCACTTATTAAGTCCACCAGTATCACCCGTACTAAACCTGACCTCGGAGTCACCCAGCTTCGTGTGCCGGTTGAGAATATCCACAACCTCATCCAACTTACTCGGGGTCTTCATAGCCTTGTTAACAATCAGGTTAACCAGAGCATCCCACATGGTTTTAATCTTACTGGACTTTGCCTTGAACCTCGGGGAGGCAGGCATACTATTCATCCATGCAGCAAATTCTGGATGTGCCAAGGAATAAGATATCAACTCACCGATTGATTTATCTGTCTGAATGATACCCATCTGCACACGGATGTTGGTTGCACCCGTCGTGTCGTCACGTAGCTGTCTCTTGAGGTCCGTTGGTATGGACTCCCACAAGCTTTTCAGCTCCCTGACCATAGCATCCTTTTCAATGGCTGTCATGTCATCCATGCCTATTGTAGTTAAGGCATGTATGTGCTCATGCACCACTGTCTCGAAAGCTTTATCAAGTGACGTGGCCTTCTGGTTAATACCTGGTAAATTAATGATAGCAACGTTCTGATCTCTAAGGTATAGACCTTTAGCACCCATACCGGATATCATTTTACCTGTCTTAGGGTGAGGACGTAGTTCTCCCTCAAACCTTTTAACAGCAGCTTCACGTTCCCGTGGGTTGCTGAACTGGTTCTTAACCTCTTGCAACTTCCCGTACTGACCCATGTCTGTAATGAAGATGGTCTTTATACTTGCCCCTTTTGTTTTATCAAAGAGGAACTTATATTTACCTGACTTCATCTTCTCAGTCAAGGCATCCATTACTTCCAAGGTGCCCATCTGGTCTTCGAGTGGCATGTTATCAAAATCAACTACAGTGATAGCCTCGTTGTTGTCATGCCGTTGCTCAAGCACAGGCTTTAGAAAGTCCTCAGAAAAGAGTTCCTTCTTCTGCTTACCAACCATCTCAGTGGCCTTGGCCCGGCTAATGAATGCACCCTCGTGTGTAACAAAACCAGAGTCTAACTTAAGCCCACTCATCTCTGCTCTCATCAGCTCAGCTTCAAGCTGGGGGTTATTCATAATAGCACTCAGGTGTGTGGCACCCTCGTACACTTTACCGTTAAGACGTATGCCTGCAGCCTTAAATAAACTCTTGGCCTTGGTGGCCACAGTGTCATCCATCTGCATACTCTCGGTGTCAAGGATAGAATCCTGAGGGAAGGGTATTGCCCACTTCTTGCCATCGATGACAGAGTAGATCTCAGCATTAGGATCAACCTTAGAGTCTGCCTTCTTTGCACGTGAGACATCTGTGCCAGCAATTAGATCAATGTTCTCACCCTTGGCATGTATGTACGATGCCTGATTGAGCCGGTCTGATAGTTCCTTTCCTTCCTTCCGTGTCATACCATCTATGACAAATGACCTCTCCACGTTACCCTCAAAGAAAGCATCCACGATCTTATATCGGATACCCTTATCGTCCAACTCTTTCTTGAGTAACATCTGTGCCCGTTCGTTCTTAGCACCGGAGACCTTCTTAGACTGGGGGTTGTCTGGTGTCAGTATAACATACTCGGCCCCTTTCTTCTGCAGGTCCTTGACCTTAAGACTGGCCTCTGGACCCTTACTAATTCGAAGTATATCCTTGGCCTCATCGATAAGTACCTTGAATATGGAGTCACGTTTTATCTTTGGCCTATCTAAATCCTTGTTCCTTTGTAGTTGTCTCTCAACAGCTGCCACTCTCGAAGCCTTATCTTCCTTAGCTTCTTTGAGTTCTTCTGTACGAGTCGGACCAGGTACCGGTTTACTGATCTTCTTACTTTGATCTGCAACTGCACGTGCACCTGTCTTAGCCTTCTTAGCAACATCGGCAAGTCGAGCCTCCTCTTTATTTCTGCTAACAGTAGCCTGTTGTTTCTTCCGACGTTCAATGTTTCTCTTAGTCTGAGGTGTAACAGTTTCCTTTTGAGCCTTGTCGGCTGCAGCCTTCCTCTCCACCTTATCATCAAGCAGCATTCGTTCCTCAATCAAACTGACATCATCATGACCATCCTTGTCAATTATCTGCTGACTGATCCACTGGGTAAGAGCATCGTTCCTGGCCATGGTATTAGCATCGGCACCGTTGGCCCGATCTTCCATAGTACGTTTCTGTATCTGCAACTGTAGCTTGACAAGCTTAGGCATAGAGGTCAAAGCAAAATACTTTGAGTCCCCTGTCTTATTACGAAGCTTTATCTCTCCCACAGCTGTGTCGTATAGCTTAGCCGTTGCTGCTTCCTTACCACCGGTTGCCTTAACGGATTGGTCGATCAGCTCAGCCTCTAATCCCTCAGTAGTTCCAAGGTTATCAATGTACTGCTGGTGCTCTTCTATCTTTAAGTTGTTCACTGCTTTGGTTTGAGCCTGCACCTTAAGCTTGGAATCCTCTCCCAGCTTTGCCACGTGTGCCTGGACTGCAGTGATGTCATTAGTCTTGAGTGCTCTGTTACGATTGTCTGCCTCAACTGCAGCAGTCTCCACCAGCTGAATATACTTTTTGGTTAAGGCCTGTGTTTGTTCCTCGGCCATATTAGCCATCTGCAGGGCACCTCGGTGGTCCCCTTCCAGCATAGCAGTGTTATAAAATTGGTTTATCTCATTCAGTCGGGCCTCTCCAGATGCCAACTGTACGTTGTATCTGCTCATCTGATTCTTTGTGGCAAGTTCAGTAACAATGGACGAAACAGCATCGTTGGTTTGGATCTGCTTCTCAACCTGCTCATCTGTCATGGTTAAGCTTTCGGACACACCTATCCCTTCTTCGGATCGGCTATCCGGACCTTCCACACCAAGTAACGAGTGCACAGTTTCCTTTTCTCCCGGGGCAACGTCGGTTAAGTTTCTGCCGTCGGTGGGGTCGACAATAAGCCGGACACCAGGTGATGCATCATTCTCAATTACCTTACCGTGGGTTGCTGTTACGTGGGCAGCACCTGGTAGTCCGAAGACTGTAGTAGCTGCAACTCCCTTAGCAAAGGCAGTCAACGTATTCTTTCGGAGTTCTCTCTGGAACTCATTAAAGTCTTTTGTTGATAGATCCTTCTCGTCGTACTCGTTTCTGATATTCTTTGCAGCCAGCTCAACGGCATTGTTCCAGAACTCTTGAATACCTTCAATGTTACCCTCTGCAACAGGTACACCAACAAGTCGTTTACCTATCTTAGCTGCAACAGAGTCACCAAGTACTTTCTGAAATGCCTTAGATATGATACCACTATTAATTTTCTTTGAGCCTGGTAGTAACCTCATTATTCTATTAAAGGCTGCAAGTTCAAGAAGTGCCTCACCACCACCAGATATCTTTGAGGCAACAGCTGCCTTCTCCTCTTCCATACCCATATCCATAAATGATTCATAGGCAAGGCCACTGGTAACCTCTTCCATGTTCTGAAAGTTACCCACTGCCTGACCAAGTTTGAACCCTGCCATTGCTGACGGTACAATTAAAGACTCACCCAACAGGGTAGGCTCCACCCCGGCAATGATAGCTGTACCTATTCCAAAGATCATAGCACCCTGCAATCCACGTCGGGTACCGGCAACCATGCCGTCCCTTACGAACGGTGCCATCTCAGCAACGGCCTCGGCAATAAAGGGTAGACCCTTTGTGCTATCGTAAATCTCATTCTGCCGTTTCTTTATTTTGCTCAGGGCCTCACGATCAGCTTTTGTTGCAGTACGGTCACGGATCTTCCCCATTATACGACCACGTCTCATGTTTAAATCTGTGGTCTCATACGTTGCATCCATGGCCGTGGCCTGGGCCTTTACCTTCTGGTGCACCTCGGAGTCGGGGTTTATTAATTCCCCAATGGTGTCACTGCCTGCTTGGCCAAGAGCACCAGAGTGTGCACCGAATACATTTTCCTTTACCGTATCCCAGAAACCAAGGTTCATTGTTCTTAGCACCTCGTCCGTGTATTCCTTTGTAGCTGCCTTATCGGCCAGCTTAAGTACATCCGGACGTGGCTTACCCTGTGCCCGTAGCTTCACGTCGGCCAGTGGGGTTGTGTCTCTGTCCCCCCAAGGATCGATCGGAGCAAACGGTTCTGGTGTCTCAGCCTCTGGGACAGTCTCCTGTGCCTCGGGCTGAGTTTCTGTTGGTTCATCGATCTTCGAGTCAATAGCTGGATCTTCCTCTGTTTCAAACTCAGAAAAGAACCCAGTCTTAGGGGCATCAACCTTTCCCTCTTGCTCGTCTTCATCAAACTCTTTAAAAAATAATGATGCCATTGTTAATTATCTCCTATTATTTGTTTTAGAAGATACCCAGGATACTATCCCAAATACCTTTCTTAGCTAATTCAACCTCACTCAGATCCTCTGCTTCAACAAGTAATTTGTCAGCAAACTCCACTGGCATACCCAGCTCACGGACCTTCTTACGAAAGTCGTTGGGGGTTATTTTGCCTGTGCCCTTCACGGCCTGTATGGCAAACTTGGCAAATTCGGTTCGGATATCGGAGTCGTTACGAACTTCCATAACCTTACCAGCAACCTCTTCATCAATGAGAGAGCTTGGGAACTTTTTGGATAAACGTTCGGCCAAGGCCTTCATTGACTGTGACTCTGCTGTGGTCAGCTTACGTTGAGTTCCGTCAAGCTTTTTAATAGACGTCACTGGCTGTTGGGAAGGTGTGCCCTTGGGTCCAACCTTCTTCTCACGATCAAGCTTATCGATCTCAGCCTGTAGCTTAACATCCTTCAAAGTACCCGTTTTGGTCTGGGACTTAGCAGCTGCCTTACTTGCAATATTAGCAGAGTCAATGTTCCGTTGATCTGCTGCTGTTACCTTGATAAAGTTATACTTTGAGAACTCGTCGGCATTAGCTGACTTAGTGATGTAGTTAACAAACTCATCCCGGTCCCAGAATATCATCTTGCCATTTCCGGTCTGGTGTGGGATATATTCTGGCTTACCATCAGCACCGGTGATCGGCTCATCATTCTCATCGGTGTTATACGTACCAACATCCCACACGACATATGGTTTTGCAAACTCAACGGCACCGGTGGCATTCTTTTTCTCCTGAAACTTTGATGCCTCAATGGAATTATTCTTGTACACCATACCGTTGTTGATAAGATCAGTGTTGGCCCTGGCCATTTGCTCAGGGTCCATCTTCGACGTTGCCATTATCTGAGTATATCTTTTCAGATTAAATAGTGACTGCTGTTGCTTGTTAGCAATCTCCATCCGTTGTTGGTTTAGCTTTGACTCAGCCTCACGTGCAGATAGCTCACGTTCCTTGAACTCATCAAGTGTCTTTAAACGTGCATCCTCACGTTCCTGCTGGTTCTCTAATGCCATGGTTTGTCCAAGACTGGTCAGTCCAGCACCCAGTCCACCGAGTAATGCTTTTCCTATTTTTCCCATGATTAATCATCTCCTCCCACGGAACCAACTCCGACACCACCGGAACCACCGGAACCGTCACCAAGGCCCATGCCTACACCACCTGGGGCATTTCCACCACCTGATCCAGGCATACCATCTCTACCCCGGTTGAACCTATCCACTGGGGCTGCTGCCCTAAATCTTGGCTTAGGTGGTGGGGGTTTGGCAAGTTCTTCACCAGTAGAATATACAGGTCTTTGAGTATCCTCGGACATAAACAGTGGGTCTTGTATACCCTTTTGGGTAAACTCAGCTGAGGCCGTGGCCGTTCTCTGACCAAGCATTTTCTCAGCACCAGACTGTAACAACCCTGCCCCAACCTCACTGGCTTTAGACAAAGCCTGCTGTGGTGCTACACCCCCTACCTGTGGGGTGAGTACGGCACCAGTTTGTGTCGAGGCCTGCTGGCCTAACAACTGATTACTCTGAGCCGATTGCACACTGGATAATACACCAACACCCTCGGCAGTTGCTTGAAGCTTTTCTCTTCGAGCTGCTTCCCCAGCTACACCTACGGCACCGGCCTTGGCCTCAGCCTTACTGATTGCAAGATCCCTCTGAGATGCCTGGGATACTCCGATCCCCTTGGCATTCATAGCTCTCTTTAATTCTTTACCTGCTTGGCCAAAGGTCTTCTCAACAGCAGAGATAGCCTCACCAACTCGTTGTTCCTCACCAGGTATATTAGCTATTGACTCTGCAAAGCTGGATGCCATGGTGCTAATATCAGCACCGGTTCCGGTTATGTTAACCCTGAAAGATTCCTTGAGATGTTCACTGCCCAGAAGGTCCTTGACGTTCTGGTCTAATGCAGTGGTTGAGTTCTTCTCAATTATAGGAAGCATTGCCTGGTTGGTACTAATTAAATCACTTTGGAACGGCTGGAACTGGCTGTTGAAAAATGCCCTGTCGGACTCACCCCACTCGGTTAGCTGAGCAGTATAGCTCTTCATGCTCTCTGCTGCCTCTTGGTCAAACAAGAAGTCCAGATCCTGCATGACATTACCTGATACTGTCTTAGGTAATATCTCAGGCTCATACCCTTCTGGAGCATCACCTGCTGCAAGAGAACTGGCAATAGCACCGGCTGCAGTTACTGCTGCAACAGCCAGGGGTATCCAGTTATTTATTGTATGACTCCTGAGGCTGTGGCCAAACGTTTTGTACTCGTCCCCAAAGCCAAAATCAAAATCATTTTCTAAAAACATAGTTGTCTCCTATTACTCATTCTCTTCTAAGAGTGCATCCAGCTCGGCCGGAGTTGCCCCTGTAATTAACTCAATCGATATCTTGATAGCCAGTAATAATTCCCTCAGCTGTGTGTCCTCTTGAACAGTCTTCCCAGCAACATCTGGAATACCCGGTAACATTATCCCTGCCATTATTATACAATCTCCTCTGTGGACGTGGCAATAGTCATTCGTTTAACAGGTATCATTCCCTCAATACCAAACTCCCACTTCTTATTTCGAAAGCCACGTGGTAGCTTAAACATAGTACTGTCAGAAATCTGCTTGGTAAACTTTAATGTACTATCAACCCACACCTTAAATATTACATAGCTTGTCACACCAAGAGACGTTAGACTGTAGAGGTTATCACCATTAATTTCTTCCATATCTAACATGGCAGAATTAAGGGGTCCGAATATATCACTCTCTCCCCAGTCAGGTGCCGTCCATGCATCATTGTTTAAATCTGATAGTGTGCCATCACTGTTGATTATATCAAGCACACTGTTATAAAAATCAGTGTCCAGTATTAGCTGTGCCACCTTGAAGTTAACTGGCTTCTCCGTGATGTATCGTTTTGATTTATACACATAGTTTCTATAGGCAGATGCATCTGCATCCCACAGAGATATATTTAATTCTGAGGGATCGGCTATATTAGATGTGGTTACCGTTCTGAATTGCCCGTCCTCAAGTGTAACACATCCAGCATAATGATACTTAACACCAGAGGTGACTGCACCATTTAATGTGTCCAATATTATGTGGCCCTCAAGATCCGAAGACTTATAGAACCCATAGTATGCCTTGTTCCACCAGGTGCCATGCATTGTATCCACTTCATAGTCAACCCAGTCCTCAGGCTTGAACATATCCTTGGTCATATTAGTGACACCACCTGCCGTCACATGTTGAAACCCTTCCAGTGATGGAAAGAGAACACCCTCGTCAGTCTCGACGACTGCACGTTGGGATAGGCACGGTTGGAATGCAAGACGTGTCTTATACAAGGATGTGGGGTGTGGTCCAGAGAACGTGTAAATATTCCCATCGGTAGCAACCACGATGGTAGATCCGTACACTCCTATTCCGATGATCTCTTGATCGATCGGTATCTGGTAATCTTCTGGCCAGGCCCACGGTGCAAAGGGTTCACTAAAGTATAGTGTGTTATTTTTTGAAGCAACAAAGAAGCCACCTGGATGCCCACGTAAATTTGTTAAGTCATCTGGTGCTCTGTCATAAAAGGTGGTTGTGTTAACTCCTTGAAGATCTGCATCTGGGATTACGTCGGCAAATGTAAAGTTAGCCCAGGCTGTACCAGCAGGGCCAGTGTTATCCACAGTTATCTCAACAGCCAGTAAAAAGGCTGCACTGCCAGCACCATCATCCGATGTCCTATAAATACGTATCGTGGGGGAGTTTGCACCCACCACCGTTTTAAGATGCTCGTCTGCATCAGACGGTTCTACGAAGTCATCCAGTGTAACTGTACCTGGAGTGGCATCGTTGATATCACTTATCTCAAGTATTGCTGATGGTGGGCCTTCCTCACCATACCGGCTTACGTATGTATAAAAGTATGCCCGGTAGTCTGATCCAGCAGTATACCCAGAAGCAGTTAATGCTGTGGCCGAAGGGGCACCTGGGAAATAGAGGTCTGTGGAGAAGTCAAATGCACCACCACCTTGGAGGTCATTAACAAATGCCGTGTACTTACCATTAACGGAGTCAGCACCAGTCAGGTACATCCGTTCAAACGTGTCGTTGGCAGTGGGTGATCTAACCCAGTGCACAATTAAATCGTAGTACACCCAGTTGTTATTACCACCCTCAAGATACTCGAATATAGTTTTATACGAGGAGCCTGGTAGAGCTAAGTCCGGTGTGGAATTTCTGTATGCTACCAAGTCACCAGAAGCTACTTTTAAATCACATGCTATCTGAGCCATTTCATTGGGCAACTTGTCGTTTGCTAATTTGGGCATGATGCCCTTAAAGTTAGTAACTTGTATCTTTGCCATTGGTTTGATCCTCTATTAAATTTTGGTCCACAACCTCACCATCTTCTATAAACTCAACACCAACAGAGTTGCCTGCCATCTTTAGAATTTCAACGGTGGCATTTCTCATCTGATTATAGTCACGACGTGTGCCTATTACATGGTCATACATTTGTTGAGTTAGTATCATTGTCCGTTTGGGAGCACAGTCAAAGGTTGCATACTTCTCTCCCTCGGCCGACTCCCAAGTACCCTCAACATAATTAGGGCACATATCTTTGTACCGTTTCCAAAACGGACACTTTGTTGTACACGTGTTTTCTCTTCGACTCATAACTTCCCCCTCCTTAATTATTAGTCTCGTTCGATTAAAAGTCCAACGGCTGCATATGGCCGATCCGTACTGGGTTCTTTAGAGCTGCCGGAGTTTGCTGTTCCTGATGCACCGGTGTTTGCTGTCCCTGATGCATTGGTGTCACCGGGATCTGTTGATCCAGTATTCCCTGTTCCATCACTGCCGGTAGTCACACCCGTTACCTTATTAGTATAGGATGTCTGTCCCAGCTTATTTAAAGCATTGTTTGTAGACCACCATAGTTTTTCGAAGCCAGCATTTGTGTGAGTGGTTGGGACACCTGCAACCCCATCGGAATTATACGTTTGGTCATCAGCAGCACCACCATAATAAAGGTACCAAGCATGATTATGATCTGGAACGGTATGTGAGTGACTTGGTCCTGTGTGGACATGGCTCGGCATTGTGTGAACATGAGATGGTCCTGTGTGCACATGGCTCGGTCCCGTGTGAACGTGGCCAGTTGGTGTCCACGATCCTCTCAGGTTTTCACCTGCTACATTATAGGCAGCAGATCCACCCTTGATGGCCAGCAAGCAATCGGCTGGGCCAGATTTAGCACTCCACCCTGTAGGTATCTCACCGGCAGGATTATAAATGTATAGTGTTAGTCCGGATGGTGCATAGAGCACCTGCTCGTCGGCAGTGTCTCTGGCCTGCAGGTTTGTAATGTCTGTATCATTGGTTCCAATGGCTGCAAGGTTGGCAGCAATATCATCACGGTACTCTTCAAGAATAATCTTAGGAAGTCTTAACTGAACCTTGTCATCCTGTACAAATGCCCGTGGTGTGGTACCATCTTGCCCACGTTCTATCTCGTCAAATACATCACCAGTCCTCTGGATAACCTTGATGATCTCACGGTCACCGTTAAGGTTAACCAGGGTAGTATAGAAGTAATCCGTCTGACCAGCACCACACACTGGGAAGTTAACACCATCCCCACTATTTAATTCGAGGGTATCTATAGAATCACTAATGCCAGTAACTAATGTGCCCTCACCATTATTTGAAAATTTTATTCCCACGTTACACCTCCACTTCTAACATTATCTGATCCCACAACGACATAGCTCTGTGGCATCACCCGGCCTGCATATTTACCAGTTCCGGTCAAGGTTGTCTTCCTGGCCTCACGAACACCACGACTAAACACTCTGCCAAACATGCCAGAAATCTCGGCATTATACCAAGTGGCACCAGGGATAGCTAACACCTTAGCCAAGGCACCAGCCTGAACTACTTCGTGCCACTTCTCATAAATAAACTCATCGACTTCCGTCTGTCCACGTTTATACGTGACAATGGATTGAACGTTAAAGTCTTCGTCGTCTATATCTGCACTGGGTGTGGGCCACACTCTGATCTGGTTTAGAGCATCGGTGAGCCAATAGTGGGAGGGTTTACTGTTGCTTGTCTCTCTCCAATTAATAAAGGCACTATCCATCTCCCTCTCTGTTGTACGTTGGAGTGGGAGTGAATTAGATAGTTTGGCTGAGTCAACAGCAATGACACGATATCTGTCCTGAGGATACTTCAAAGTGTATGTGTGTACGTCCTCTTCTAATTGAAGTGCAGACGGGGTCTTCTTAAGTAGCAAGGCCTTGTTGCACAGATCAATAGTTGAATTTATTAAATGAATCCTAAGCATAATAGGTGGAGCACCATTACAGTACTGCATCATTTCTGCCAAGAAGTCATTAAGCAATGTATATCCTGCTGATGCTGTTGCTGCCATAGTTAATTATTCCTTTGGTTCAGGTCCTGCAGCAACGGAAGTTGCCAGCTCGACCTGGAGTAAGTTGAAAAAGTTTTGCATATACTGTATAGCCTTTTGAAACTCAACACCTTCGTCGTCAGTTGAGAAGGCCTTATACAACATGTACTGGATAAGTGGTTCAAAGAATACGTCGTTAATGCCAGGGTCGTCACCTGATGCTGCCACTGCTGTGGGCAACTGGGATACCTGTATCTCCACAAACACAGATGTGGTAGCATGCACGGGTGGAGTCACATAGAATATTCTGGGGTTCTCTTTGTCGTATGAAAAGTTATCGATCTCCGTATCACCCGTGGCAGCAGGCCACAGTAAATTGGAATAGTCAAGATGCTTACGGTCAGCCGGTGTAATGATTTTTCCTGCTGTCCTGCCGTCTGTACCCATATTTCTTGTAATATCCAGCATTCTAAGTGCTGTTGCTGGCAGGGTCTGTAAAACCCCGGCTACAAGTTCCAGGTTATCTGTCTGTGCACCGGCATCCGGACGAACCAGGATCAAGGCTCGAATAGAAGCATTCAAGTGCTTGATCCAGGTTAGCTCAGTTACTCGGTCAAAGTCAGCATCACCATACAGTCCAGCAGCATCTGATATATAATCACTTGCTAAAAATGCCATTGGTGGTATAGCCTCCTATCTGTTATTTGTTTGCTTTCTCATCGTCGAACTCCTGACGGAGCACGTCAATATGTTTGATGTCATGCACGGTGTGCTGGAAACGAGGAACCTGCTTAGGTATGTATCGAATCTTACCGTGGGCATCAACATCCATTTTCATCCTGGTGGCAATAGCATTCTGCAGTACACCATCAATGAACTCTTTGGGTATCCACACCTGTTTCTCCCGGGGGATGATAAGTGCAATACCATTAAGGCCCAGCTGTACGTAGGGTAGATCATTCTCGTGTGAGTTATAAAACGTGATCTCCACCATCATACCACTGAGGCTCTTGTGAATCTTTGTAGTAGGCCTGTGGTCTTTAACCTCACCGTCCTCTGTGACCACTGTGGTTTCTGTTGCCTTACCGGTCTGGGCATCAATCAATTTCATGATGTTGCCGACCTTCTTTCTGTTGACACTGCCATTGTCTTGGGTGTAATCACCCGGGTCGAGATCGTATTTCTTTACAAGATCCAGCAGCTCAGTATCTTTCATACTCATATAATTTGTTGACATGGTTTAATTATCCTTCCATAATTAAAGTTAGAGGAAAGGAAGATGGCCCGAGCAGGGGGATACCCGAACCGGGGTCATCTTCCTCATAGGTTAAAATTCTAAACGACGATTACGACAGGTCAGAAACTGCAACTTCACATCTGGCCATCCAGAAATCGTTGAGAATAATTGTTGCACTATAGCCTTTCCAACCCACATGCCCACGTTGTGCCAGAGGATCTGAGTCGGAAGCCTTAGGATTGACAACCATAGGTGTCAGAGCATTTGCACCCTTGAAAGCCACGATACCATAGGCATCACGGGCAAGGTACAACATAGGATAGACATCGGCATTACTGGAAGTCTCAAGGACGTTGGTACCACCGGTTGTTCCACCACCGGCAAATGGCTCTATGATAGTAGAGGCCAGATAACGGACGTCTTCGATTTTACCAATCTCACCGTCCCAAGGACTCATCGTTCCGTATTTTTCAGACGGCACGAAAGAACTGATGGCACGAAGGTCAGGCTCCAGGTCCGGATGGACAATGCAGATAAAC